TTCTTCCGCATGGCGATGTCATGCCGCTTGAGCAAGTCTTCCGGCGATAGTTTCGATTCAGCCATGATCAACTCTTTTCTTTCTGGTATTTGCGTAGCAAGCTTCGTCCCTTTGCAGCAAGCCTTGCCGCTGCATCTCTTGTGCGTGGTACTGGTTCACCCCATGCGTTTGCAGCCAGCGCCAACCTTGTCGGCTTCCCCTTGTCGTTCACCAACGGCCCACTTGGGTTGGTGTAGAACCGCGTCAGGAAAGACCCCTTGCGTCTTGCTTTCTGTCCTGTCGGGCTTGACTCCTTGACCCCAGGCTGAAGGTTCTTGCTCTCACCAGAGCGCTCAAACTTGCGTCTTCCGGCCTCGGTCAGTCCACCCTCTGGGTCTTTGTACTTGCTCATTCGTACCACTCCAATTCAAGCAGCGCCGTATGAGATGTGCCATTGACATTGGTCAATCGGAACAGGTAATTGGTGAGCGGTGTCAGCACATACTCAAGACTTCCTGATGAGCCACCCGCTGATTTCTTTCCTGTGCCGCCAGTGATGAACTGTCTGTTGATCAGTGTCCCAAGTGATGTCACTGTTGGATCAGTTACCATCGCAACATTGCTGGTTGTGACGATGTTTCTGTTTCGTCGCACCGGCGTAAAGGCAGTGCCACCAGTTGTGCTTGTTCCTTCATAAATGAAGAAGTCGCAATCACCAGATGATTCCAACGCAATCGTCACATGCGGAATTGTTCCAGGCCCAGCAGCCAAGACAATGTCAGCGCTTGATCCAGACGCAAGCTTTGCTGAATCTGGGTAAATGTTCCATGCAATGAATGCGCGTCCCTCATGCAGTCGATGATGATTGGTATCAACGACAATGATTCCATTGTCAGAGCCAGCAACCATCTGGTTGCCATCCTTGTCCTTCTGTGTCAGCGCGACAAACTGAGCCTTTTGCGGCTGCGATTCGCGCTCAACATACAGAATTGCCATCAGTCCTCTTCCTTCTCATCAGAGATAGGACCGCCAACTAGCCATGCATCACAGGTGCGCGTATCAGCGCACTTGAAGTGAAACAACTCGCAGAAGCCAAGACCAGCAGACTCGATGACATCCTCGTCATAGCCTGATTCCTCTGCCGGATTTTTTGCTTCGATGCCCTGCTTGATGCATTCGATCATCTGGCTGGTTACAATGAATGCAGAACAATTCCCGCAGCGCATGCCCTTGGCTTCAGCCTCGCTCGTATTCCAGATCACCGCCTTTCGTAGCCAGAACACCTGGTTGTTCTTCTCGTCCAGCGGATTCGCTGGGCCGTAGCCGACATTCTCAAACGCCCAGTTCCTGTTTTTGAGATTGACCATGATGTCGCGGGTAGCCAACGGACAAGAGTATTCCTCTTCGTCCTCCATGCTGCTCTCAATCAGTGGGCGTGTAGCCATTACTTGCCTTTCTTCGCCATGCCAGCCTCTGACATGGCAATAGCCACGGCCTGCTTCTGGCTCTTGACTTTGTCACCGCTGGATGACTTCAACTTACCAGCCTTCCACTCGCGCATGACTTTGTGAACTTTGGCCTGCATCTTGTCTTTGGCTTCCATGATCACCTCTACGATTTCATTTCACTGGAACCAAGCGTCTGCTGCAACCCTGTCTCAGGTGTCAGACGCGCTTCAGACAACAACATGCGAGAGCCACCACGCAGTCGAGCGCTGCGCCGTGCTGCCAACTTCTCAGCTTCTTCTCGACGCTGCTCTTCGTTTTGAGCGCGCATGCGTTCAGTTTCTTTTTTTTGCTCTTCTAGTTGCTGGCTTATAGTTTCTTCACCAGCCGATTGTTTAAAAGATTCACTAGCGCCAAACAGTGCTTTACCAATAGTGCTTGCTACTCCACCCATGATTCACCTCGCCATTAAGTAGAAATCCGATTGATCAGGCCCGTACTTGAGCATGAGTCCCTCGGTGTTGAAACCGAGTCTCTGCGCCCAACGCACAGCCCTTCTGTCATCCTTTCTAACAGTAATTTGCAATCGATGCAAGCGTAGGTATATCTCAAAGATATCACACAGTCGCAAAGCGCTTTTTGTCAGGGCAACAGGCACGGTCCTGGCGCGCTCGTCGATTACCATCCACATCTCGCCAACGCCTTCCCAGCATAGGACGCAGCCGAAGATAGCCACGGGTGTGCCGTACAGGAATGCCGTGATTGCCACGCCCATCTCGGCCTGCGCCTGAATCATGGTTCGCATGTTGACGGCCTTGGACAGGGCCAGCACCTCCGGCTGGGTCACCTTGATCCTGTTGAGGTGTTCCATGTGGAACGGGAGGAAGACAACTCCGGGGTGATATACCGCCTCGCGGTTGATCAGTTCAACTGGCAGCAAAGACATCGAAGTCCGTTTTCGCAACAGCGCTGCCAATGGCCGGCGTATTGTAGCTTGGCTTGCGAACCATCCGGTTGTACTCGCCGCCGCCCAGCATCAGGTAGCCAAAGGAATCGCCAATGTGCGAGTGTTCGTTCTTGTTCGGCGCATCCTTGAACCGCTCTTGCCCAGCACCCACCGCGATGCGCTTGAAGTGGTAGCCACCTGACAGCGCCTTTCGCAGCAGCTTGCAGGTCTTGCTGACGATCAGCCCAGGCTTGCCGCCGATCAGTCGCTGCATGGGAGCGGCCGCGGCCTCCCGGCGCACCTTGAAGTCGTTGCTGGCAGTGGGCTGCGCCTTTAGACCCAGGGTTCGCAGGTGGTCAAAGGCGGTCACCTCGTAGATGGCATCGCGCGCCATACCCGCCGGATCGCCCCAGATCATCAACTCGAATCCCGGATAGCGCTGGTTCATTTCAGCCAGTAGTTGTTGGCCGAAGCGCTCGAGTCCCATGTCGAAGGTGACGATCTCATGCAGGACAATCCAGCGCCCATTGGGTAGCCGCTGGCCCACGGTAGCCGCGGGTGTCAGACCGAAGTCAAGACCGATCTGGATCGGAATTCCCTGCTCCGGCTCGACATCTCCGGACATGCTGCCATCCTCGTATTCGGGCCAGACAGGTCTGCCTTCCTGAACATAGGTGTACTCGCCACCGGCGTAGCACTTGATCCAGTCCAGGTTCTTGCCGCCCAGCATCTGCAAGTAGTATCCGGGTGGAAGATTGTTCAGATTCTCGGCCTTGGGGTTGACCTTCCACCACTTGCTGGCAGAGTAGATGTGGTCATTGGCCTCTGGCATCTCGGGCAGATCGTCGGAACTGACGGGGATCACGCCGCCTGGCTGACGGAAGAACTTCCAGGCATACGGTCCGGTCAGCTTTTCAGTCTCGGCCAGCTTGAACCACCAGTGATCGTCATCCATCGGGTTGGTGTCCATCCAGATGCCGGACCAAGTCGCGCCGCCGTCCCGCTTGGTGGGGTAGCGGCCAACACGGTGGGTCAGACCATCGATCACTGCCTTGGGCAACTCGCGCGCCTCGTTCACCCAGGCCCCGGTCAACTCCAGCGACAGCAGTTTTCGGACATCTTTTGGCTGGTCAAGGGCCAGAAAGATGACTTCGCAGTCAATTCCGGCCGCATCGCCCCTGGCTGGCAGGCGAATATGATGGGTAATGGGCGGCGTGTAGTGAATTGGCCCGAATGTGGCTTCCGGAAAGAGGTCAATCCATGTCTTGAGCGTGGTGGTTCGCAGCATGGGGTAGCTGTTTCGCACGATTGCCCAGCGGCTGTACCGGATTCCGTCGATCGGTGACGGTTTCTGGCGCACGGCGCGCATCATTATCTCGGCAGCGCAGGCGTATGACTTGCCAGAACCCACCGGTCCCATCATCCCGCGGACAAAAGCGTTGCTTTGCAGGAATTCCCAGACCTTGGGAGAGCGTCTGAAGTCCAGATTCAGACCCATGCCGCCGATTGACTTCTCTGACCTATCTGCCGTCTTAGCCATTGTTGCTTTCTACATCGATGACTTCCGGCGCTTGGACATGGATGCCAATGACAGACGGCTTTTCGTCATCATTGTTGTTGTCCAGCAGGCCGGATGCCTTGGCCAGCAGCCGCAACACGCCCACTTTATCGAATAGTTCGATGTCCAGCGTTCGCTGCACCTCCCCATTCTTGTCGGTGCGCTCGTTGACCTTGATGCTTTTGATGGCATGCAGGGCGTGTTCGGGTATCTGATCGGATGGCTTGACCTGGATATTGCCCTGCTCATCCCATGACATGATGTCCGTCAGCTTGGTATTTGCCATGCTGAGTAGAGCGTAGCTGACCGCCTCCCGGTTCTGGATCAGAGTCTCGGACCGCTTGAGTCTCTGATGCACAGACCGGACACCGCCCCACCCCTCCAGGCTTGGCAGTACCTGCTTTGGCCTTACCAAGGGATGTCATCCTTCAGATCATCCATTGACCCCGGCTGGTAGCCATTGGCCTTGGCCTGGCTATGCTCGCTCGGCTTGGGCATCTTGGGCTTGCCGATCTTGACCGAGTACCAATCATCGCCAGCTTTGGTCTTCCCCGGCCGCACATCCATGTAGCACAGCGTCCCGTCCGGGAGCAGAATCTCCCCCCGGAAATCCGCATGCCACTCCTCGCGCTTGTCCTTGTTCATAAAGGCAGTGCCCTGCCCTGGCCGCAACTCATAAGCCATTTAAACTCTCCTGTAGTTGTTGTCTCCGTACTGCCCAATCAGTCTACCCGGTTGGTATATCACATGCAACTCAAAAAAAGCTTGCACGAAACTGTAGATCGGTTACACTGTGGTCATTCGGGGGCCATAACCCAGCCCTTGAGAATGTAGGCGCGACAGACTCAGATAAACGCAGCGCATGGGGCAAGTGGTTCCTTCCATACAGGATCGGGCCAGCGAAAAACCCAGCTGGGCAAAGATGCCAGTAGCAAGCGATAAACCAGAGCGCCACCTCACTCGAGGAAACACCCCGTATATACGGGTGAGGTTCTTTTTGCTTCAACGAAGCTCAGTCCCTCGTAGACACACAGCGCAACGCGCTCACACCTCATACCTCGGTAACTCCAGCACCGTGCCAACAACAAGCACTCAAAAACCTTATCTTTAAAAATAAGGTTCTAAAAACCCTACACCTAGGAAAACTGGGGAAAAATTAAGCGAAGTCCCCACCGCACAGGCGGGACCGGGGGAGGGGCAAGGGTGGGTCGCGCTGCGCTGCGGAATCGACGGCCTCGCCACCCGATCGCCACCCCGGCGCTGGCCGCTGAATCGATACACCACCGGCGCTGCGGCAGGGTGAAAACAAGGCTACCGGCACTGCATCCGGATGCTAACGAACGGATGCAGACGGAACAGCGCTACTTGATACCTTGAATCTCGGCCAGCAGGCGCTCGGCGCTCGGCACTGGCAGGCCTTCCGCCCGGTACTGCGCGGCCAGCGCGTCAATGGCTGACTGTTGATTGATTGAAGAATCAACAAGTTCAATCCCGGATTGTGAAACAGCAGTTTGCATTACGGAATGACTGTTATCGGCCTTGCGCTTGCGCTTGCTCATGCTTTCCCCTTTGTTCTGTAGGTGAATCGGTGTTTCTCCTGCGATCGCGGTCGCATCCTCGGCCTGTAATTCCGGCGCATACAGGATGCGGATTGTCTCGGCCTTGACCCCTTTTTTGCTGTGGCTGATCCGTTCAAGATAGCCCCAAGCTTTCAACCTGGCGATCTGCCGATGCACTGCTGGCTGCGATATCCCGATGTCTTGGCCGATGCGCTTTTGCGACACCCAAACAATGCCGCCTTTGCTGGAATAAGCGCAAAGCGCCAGCAGGGTGCGCCATGTCCCGGCCGTAAGTCTGCGGTCATTGGCCGCGCGGATCGGCACAATCGAAAACCTGCGCCGATCTTGGAATTCATGCTCTGCCAGCGCTTGCTGTTCGGGTATCTGGAAGGCCGTCATGTCAGGATTCTATGTTAGTGGCCACTCTTGATCTAGATCAATGTTCCAGTAAATATCTTTTGCACACGGAACAAAGCATGCTATTGTGCTGTCCATGCACTGCACCCTGTAGTGCGCTAACCCTGAAAGAGGATTATTATGACAATTAAGCATACCCTAGGCCCTTGGAAAGCCCCTGCATCGCAGTTCGGCTATGTAACGGCCATTGATAACTACGGCAACCCGATTACCGTATGCACCACGCGCACTCAGGCCGATGCCCGCCTGATAGCGGCTGCGCCCGAGCTGCTGGACGCGCTGCAAGAGGTTGCAGATGATGAGATCGCAATGCAAGGCTTCCATGAGCAATTCCGCGCCAAAATTCGCAAAGTTATTGCCAAGGCTAAGGGAAAAGCATGAACAACTTTAGAATGCGGTCTGTTGTTTTGTAGTATCCATAAACCGTTCACCCATAAAGAGGAAACGAAAATGCAAGTTCACCTAACATTGAAAAGCGCCAACGCGAAGACCGGAGCGATACCTGTTAGCACCAGCAGCAGAGAATCCTGTCCGGATACTTGCCCATTGCGCAAGGCCGGATGCTATGCCGATGCCGGGCCGCTGGCGCTGCACTGGAATGCCGTCACGGAACAGCAGCGCGGCACTGACTGGCAAAGTTTTTGCGACAGTATCGCAGCACTGCCGGAAGGTCAATTGTGGCGGCACAATCAGGCCGGCGATCTACCGCACCAGCGAGGCCGCATTGATGCCGAAGCGCTTGATCTGCTGGTGGCCGCGAATCACGGAAAGCGCGGATTCACCTATACGCACCACAATCCGGAATTAAATGCGGATATCTTGGCCGCTGCTAACATTGACGGATTCACGGTCAACCTGTCAGCAAACGATCTGCACCACGCCGATCTGCTGGCCGAGTCCGGTCTGCCGGTGGTGGCCGTGTTGCCGATCGAACAGACCACGAACACCAAAACACCAGCAGGCCGCGCTGTGGTGGTCTGTCCGGCCACTGTTCGCGATGATGTTAGCTGCGCCACCTGTCAATTGTGCGCCCGTGCTGATAGGTCTGTCATTATCGGATTCCCGGCGCACGGCACAAGCGCTAAAAAGGCCGATTCTGTAGCGCGCCGTGTGATCAACCTGAAGGTGGCCGCATGAAAAACAATGGCGATCTTGCAGTGGCATTTTTCTGTGCTGCCGTGGCCGTGGTGGCCGTGCTGCTGGCCGTCTATGAGACATTCAACAGAATAGGATTATAATTATGAAAACTGCCGCACTTTTTCAGAACTACCGCACCGGCAACCGTGAGGCACGGGACTATTGCGCCATTCAGTGCCGCAATGATTCACAATGGGTGCAATTCTATGATGCCGTGCAGCCACTAGACGCGCCAGATTATCTACCAGCCGGTAGCTGCACCAGCACCGATTACACTAACTGGCGAGGCCGTCCTATTGCGTCACAGTCTAAAGTGCACAGGGAAAATCAAAAATAGATTAAACAGTATCCGGCCAGCCAAGCGCTGGCCTTTTTTTTGACCTGCTGCCGCACTGGTGGCCGGACTGCTGCTGCTCGCCTTTCGGGACGGGTGGCCTACTGCTACGCGCTTGCTGAAAATCAGGCCGCTGGCACTGTTCGTCCGTGCGCTGGTAGTGGTGTACCGGCGCGCTGCTGTTCGCGCCGTGGTGGCGGTATTTTCGGCCTTGCTGCTGGCCTGCTGATTCTGCTGGCCTGCGGCCTGCTGCTGGTGGCCGTGCGCTGGTGGTGCGCTGGCGTGGCCTGCTGGCGGTGGTGGCGTGGCCGGTGGCGCTGGCCTGCTGCTGGCCTGCCGCCAGGTGGTGCCCAGGTGGCCGCGCTGGTGGCCGGTTTACGGCCGCGCAATTCAGCAAAGCGCTGCTGTTTATCGCGCTGCAACATGGGCGCGCTGCCCAGGATCACGCGGCCTGGGGCAACAGATGGGACGCGATCAATTTCATCCTGGCCTGGCTTCCAGTTTGGATTTCAGCCAGCACCACCCTGCTGCTCTGCTTTCATCGCGCGATGCACCGCAACCATCGCCCCCCGCAGCGCGTTGTACCCGGACATGCCGCGCGCAGCCTTGACCCCAGCGAGATAATCGGCCTTGCTGGGTTTGATCTTCGTCTTCCCTTTCCACACCGGTTCATCAGGATAATCGCGCAGCACCCTACGCGCCTCGCACTCGGTCATCCATTCGGGGCACTCGTTGCAGACCTGCCTACCGTTCACCAGGGTGACCGTGGTCTGTCTGAAACAGCGATCCGCGCAGGTCATGGTTGTAGCTGGGTGTCGAGCGCCCAGTGCAAGATCGCAATGGCATCGGCCTCGTTGTCGTTCTCCGCGGGATGGCCCTTGGCTTTAGCCGCGGCGATCATCTCATCCTTGCCAGCATTTCCCTTGCCGGTTGCATGCTTTTTAATCATCCCAACCGGAACACCTTGGTACGCGATGCGGTGATGCTCGCACCACGCAGTCAGCACGGCCAGAAAGCCGCCGTAGACATGAGCGGCATCCGTCCCGGCATGGCGGCGCACTTCCTCGAAATAAACGGCATCCACCTGGCCCAGCTGCGACTTGATCTCGGTCAGCCAATTTTTGAAGCGCAGGTAACGCATGCCGCCACCCTCATAGCGCCCCGGCTTAAATGTGATGTAGCCATGACTGATCATGCCATCGCTGGATGCTGCCCAGCCGCTGGTCGTGCCAAGGTCCAACGCCAGGATGACCTCTCTCATTTCGGCCCCAGCAGTTGATTCAGCCGCGAGTGCATGTCACTGTAGCGTGGCGTGAGCGCCTGCCGGATGCACTCCTCGATGATGCTGGCGCGGGAGCGGCGCTGATCCTCGGCGGCTTTGTCCAGCAGCGCGCGACTCTCCGGCCGCAGCCGTAGGGTGAAGACTTTCTGTCGCATGGGAGTCCTTTTGTATGGCTATCAGACAGACCAATCCTACTCTCTGAGGCCGCAAAAATCTTGACCAAGATCAAGATTCTGAAAGATTGCTGTTGCCAGACCAGTTTCTGTGAGTTACAGTTCGGTCATGGTGTAGCGCAATGCTATACCCAACCACCCAGTTCGAGGAGTTGACATGGATTACATCGCTTACTATCGCGTCAGCACAGACCGCCAGGGCAACAGTGGCCTGGGACTCGAGGCGCAGCAGGCCGCAGTCAAGCAGCACGGCGGCAACATCATTGCAGAATTCACCGAGGTCGAGAGCGGCGGCAAGTCATGCCGCCCTCAGTTGCTGGCTGCCCTGGCCGAGTGCAAACGCACCGGCGCAACCCTGATCGTTGCCAAACTGGACCGGCTTGCGCGTGATGCCAAGCTGATCCTGACCCTTGTCGATGAAGGCGCAAAGGTCAAGTTCTTGGACCTGCCGGAGATCGATACCGAAGGCCCGATTGGCCGGCTGATGCTGACCATCATCGCCGGCGTGGCCGAGTTCGAGCGCCGCATCATCAGCAAGCGCACCAAAGAAGCGCTGGCCGTTAAGAAAGCGCGTGGCGTAAAGCTTGGCTGTCCCTGCCCAGAGCGCGGTGGCGCTACCACTGGCGGCCGTGCAGCAGCCAGGGCGATGATCACCGCCAGGCAACTGGCCCCGGTGGTGACCGAACTGCGCCAGCTGGGATTCACCACAATCCGCGACATGCAGCAGGAACTGATGGCCAGGAACATCCCATCACCCAGCGGCGGGAAGAACTGGTCTACCAGTGCCGTGTACAACCTGATCAGGAGGCTGAGTTGAGCGAAATCATTGCGTGGTACTTGGTGTTCATGTTGGTGATCATTTTACTTTGGGGGAGTTGATATGAAACTGATGGACATTTTCTTCTCGCTGATGGATGGATATGACCCGCCGATCATGCTGCCGCATGAGGCCATCATGGCCTGGCGGCCGACTGATCCCCGGCGCTATGACTCTGTCCGTGCCGAGTGCATCAAGACCCTGCGCGAGAGTAACCGTTACATCCTGGACGGCCACTTCGTGCCGACGAAAGCAGCGAACACGGACATCACCGTCACATTCAATCGCGCCCGGCAGCAGCACGGCGAGAAGCTTATCCAGGTGGCGCAATGAAGACCATGCTGGCGTTCGTGTGGATCATCCTGGGCGGCTGCACAACCGTGCAGGAGGCGGTCACAACGCTACAGGTGGACAAGGAAATCCAGGCCATGAGTCGAGCAGAGGTCATCGCAGGCATCAGTGAATGCGAGAGCGCTGGGCAACGGGCTGTGGTGTTAAACGCCAAGCGGCGTATCAATGGGCAGGTGATCCCGGCTCCAGTCGAGGTTACCTGTCTTCCAAAAATCAAATGGTGAGGTGGCGATGAGTCAAAAAATGGATGTGCTGAACTACATGCAAAAACGCAAGGGCATCACGGCCATGCAGGCGTTCGTTGATCTGGGCATTACGCGGCTGGCAAGCCGGGTCTACGAACTGCGCGGCGATGGGCATCTGGTCCTGGACTACTGGGTCAAGGTCAAGGACCGGGCGGGACGCGAGAAAAAAATAAAACGCTATGTTTTGCAACCGAAAGGGAAAAAATAATGGTCAGCAAAGTCACGCCTGACACCATGATGAGCGCAAGTCGATTGCCCTCTCTCATGGGATACAGCAAATACAACACGCCGAATGATGAGTTGCAGTACAGCATCCGCGCGCTGCAAGGAATAGACCGGCCAGACATTGGCAATGAGGCGATGGCCTGGGGGAACCACATGGAGCCACTGATTCTGTCCGAGGCAGCGCGCAGGCTGGAACTCAGCGATGTTGTGCTCGACTACCCGGAGGCTAAGTATCATCCGGCGATCCCGCTGTGCTGTTCTCTTGACGGCACTGGTGACGGCCGCGGTCAGGTCTTTCGTACTGATCCAGACAATGGCATCTATGTGGTCGGCCAGGACAGCATCACGCTGCACGGTGTCGGCGTACTTGAGGCCAAGCTGACCAGCACCAGGCCAGAAGAAGTTCCAGCGTTGTATCGCGGTCCGATCCAGCTGCAAGGACAGATGGACATCATCCAAGCGCAGTGGGGCGCGGTCTGTGTTCTGTACGGCGGCACTGAACTTCGCATCTTCCTGTTCGCACCGCATATCGGAACGGTCACCCGGATAGTGGAAGCGGTCAAGGATTTTCAGCGGCGGCTCGACAATTGGAAGGCCACCGGCGAGATCGATTTCTATTCGCCGTCGAGCAGCAAGGATGCGGACAGGATGTACCCAGAGGCCGAGGACATCGAGGTCATGCTGCCGCCAACAGCTGAGCAACTGGTGGAAAAAATCCGGGTCGCACAAGCCGCGGCATTGCAGGCCGAGACTGACCGTAGCAAAGCCGAAGCCGACCTCAAAGTGCTGATGGGCAAAGCCACCACCGGTGTCATCGGGAACTGGAAGGTGTCATGGCCCATGCGGCACTACACCGCGAAGCCTGCCAAGGTCGCACCGGCCAAGGAAGCGTATAGCATTCGTCAATCTAATCTCTCAATCAAGGAACGCAAATGAGCAACATCACTACCCGCCAGGGGTTCGCGCCCCAGACATTCACCGAGTGCCGTCAGTTTGCAGAGGAGTTGGCCTCATCCAGCCTGGTCCCGAAGCAGTACCAGGGCAAGAGCCAGGACATACTGGTCTGTGTTCAGTGGGGCATGGAACTGGGCCTCGCCCCTATGCAAGCACTCCAGAACATCGCCGTGATCAACGGCAAGCCCAGTGTCTACGGTGACGCAGCGCTGGCGCTGGTCCAGGCAAGTCCGGTCTGCGAGGGAGTCGAGGAAACAATCGAGGGTGAAGGTACGCCCAACCCGGTGGCCGTCTGCACTTGCCGCCGCAAGAACCGGCAACCTGTCACTGCCAGGTTCAGCGTCGAGGACGCGAAGAGAGCCGGCCTATGGGGCAAGCAAGGCCCGTGGCAGGCATACCCCAAGCGCATGCTCCAGATGCGCGCCCGTGGCTTTGCCCTGCGAGATGCCTTTCCTGATGTGCTGAAGGGGCTGATCACCGCGGAGGAGGCCCAGGATTACCCGGCAGAGCGCGATGTCTCGCCGGTCAAGTCAAACCCGCTGGATGCCATTGCGTCGCCGGTAGCGCCGGCTGAACTGATCTACAACATTCCGGCCGAGACAGTCACCGCCGAGATGCTGGAGCAGGTGTGCGATCCGGAGCCGGTGTCGCAGACAGCCGAGGAACTCAAGGCTGAGTTTGAGGAGGCTGGCATCGAGGTGGTTCAGATTGAGACAGTGCAGGAATTGCCGTCAGCAGCCCCGCGCATGTACCAGTTGATGGTCCCAGGCAAGGCTGAACCGCTGAACGAATTCGACGAACCGCTCGACTTCATCAAAGCATACGAAGACCTGGCCGAGCGCACCGCCCGTGCCGGCAAAGCGGCTCACCGGGACCGCATGACAAAGTTGCGAGAATTGCGCGAAGCCAATGAGGAAACCTTGAAAAAGATGCCAGTAGTTCAGAGGACGATGCAAAGCGCGGCCTACAGCCACCGGCTTGCTGCTCTTGGCGCTGCGATGAAGGAGGCAGACAATGCTGGTTAGGCACACAATTGAGGCGCTAACACTGGAGCAGTTGGAGGAGTTGATTGCTCACTATCACAAGCGCTGGCCGTCCACGGGTTATGGCACAAGCACTGGCACTATCAGTTACAGGCATGGTGATGATGTCTGGGTTTGCACCATGACGCGCGAGGACAGCTGCGACTGATCAACGGGGGAAAGCGGATGCTGAAGAAGTTAGCGTTGCGACTACGCGGCGGCTCAGTGCAGCGAGTACCCCACCATTTATTAAGGAAAACGGATGCTAGTCCAACTACTTCAGCATGATCCCATCTTGCGCGATGATCCTGTCCGTCCATCCATCAATGCTTGGCAGCGCATTGGGCTTAAGCGCGAGGTGCTGATGTGGCTGGAGGATCGACAGATCGGTGCGGTGCTGTGCGTTAGCTTTCAGGGAACTGTGCCGACAAACGAATCAGAACTGTTTGCAGATGACAAGCGCGTGGATGTTGCAGTGCTGTATTCGATTTGGTCTTACAAGTTTAGATGCGGTAGCAAACTGGTGAGGGCGTTCCAAGACAATCAGCCAGCGATAGTCAAGCGCATCGTCACTATGTCGCCTAAGACCGAGACGGCTCGGCAGTTTCACTTGAAGAATGGCGCAAAGCTGCTGCAAGAAAACAAGACAACGGTGAACTATGAATACGGAACTTAAATCATTCAAGGTAATCGCGGCAATGCGAGAACTCAAAAAGGATTACATGGAACTAACAACTGGCAACATTGCCGCCAGGATGAATGAGTCAACGGAGGTCATTGGTCACTACCTGCAATTGATGGTGAAGAAGGGAATCATCAAGCGCAATGGCATGATCCTGGATTGGTCCAACAGTACGCGAGTCAAACAGATGAGGTGGAAAATTGCAAACAAGCAGAACGAAGAGGCCGCACGATCAGTCAGCGCGATGCACAATGTGCAAGGAGATCAAGCCACCAAACATGTATCACAAGACGCGGTACAACACGCTCAATAGCTGGTGCAAGGCGTGTGTGAGGGAAGATAATAGGTTCCGTTACCACCTAAACAAAGAGGGGAAATGATGCCAGCAATGGGATGGAGGAAGCGACAGATCATGGACGCAAACTACATCAAGACACTGTCACCGGAGAATGCTGCATCTCTGATGGACAGGCACATAGAAGCCGCTTATCAGACCGGCCTTGTTGCTGGGTTTGCATGGGCCTGCATTGCGATGCTGATTGGCATCGCTGCAATTGTCATCACGAAAGGACTGCTGTGATTATTGACTACGCTGAAACGCTGCAAAAAATCAAGGCACTGGAGCGCATCGCATATAAGCATTCGATCTCAGGAGATACCGAGGAACTGAAGAGGTGCGCTGATCTGTTTATCGAATACGCGACTGATCTTCATATCTACTGCCTGTCACAGACAGTCAAGCAAGCATAGACTCTGCGGCCTTCTCAACTTCTGCCACCCTGCGGCCCCAGCCTTTGCCAAAGGTTCCCCAGGTTGGCAGACCCTCCAGAAACTTGAGGCGCTTGGCCTGATACAGGTCAACGATCTCAGCCGGATCATGGGCCGCTACAGCCGCCAGCGTCCCCTTGCCAATAGCACCATCAGCCGCAGCGCCGACAACCTCTTGCAGCCACTTTGCAGCCCGTCCTGGGCCACTGTTGATGGCAGCGTCGAACACCACATAGTCAACGCCAGCAGGCAGGTCATCGCCATGCACCTTGTCCCAGTAGTTGCGCTTGTACAACGGACCGACATCAGCCGGAGTCAGGGCGCGCATCGCCTTCTCATCCACCGGGTGGCCGACGAATTCCTCCCAGACCTTCTTGGTGCAGCCCAGGTTTGTCATGCCGCCAGGATCGGACGGGTGATTTACAAAGCCGCCCTCATGGTGCAGCACCGCGGCCAACGCCTTCTCAAAGTTCTCCTTCATCCTTCTTCCTTTCCTCGGTTTCGTTCATCTTGATACCAGCCAGCAGCCCAATGAAGCCGCCGACAATGGTCTGGAATGCCGGTCCGATCAACGGGAAGATGTCGCTGTTGTCAACGACATCATTCGATACGAACAGACCGAACATCATTGCCGCCACCATCGACAGTAAGATCACGCACAGCGTGAAGCTCACCATGAGCGTGACATAGAAGGTCAACTTGTCTTTCATTTCAGCCTCACTGGCGGCTTGTCCTTGTCCTTGCTCCCCTGACTGGAGCCGAAATAGAAACTCAAGACCTGCGTTGCCGCCGAGGTGATGAAGCCCAGGGCGAAGATGATGATGTTCTCTTGACTGTCAGGAATGTCACGAAAGATCAACACCCCGATAAGGATGAACGACAGGCCGACAGTACCAAGGGCAAGAATAGGCATGGTCAGTTTGTCCAGCAGCGGAACATTCGCATTGGTTGCCAGTTCGACATGCGCCTTCCTGGCGCTGTCGCGATCCTGCACCTCAAGCTTGAATGCCTCCAAGTCAATCTCGGCCAGCTTCTGCGCCGCGTTTGGATCGGACTGGATCGCTTGGGTGACGGCCTCCACGGTGTCAGACACGCCAAGCTTCTCTGCCATCGCCTTGACTGCCATGCCGCCCATAGGACCAGCCACCACGGTAGCTAGCGCTGGTGCTGCGCCTTTGAGTAAATCGATCAGAGAGTCCATGTCACCTCGAATAGTAAATTACAACGCCAACTGTAATCGCACCTATCAAGACAAATACCACGATGCCTGCGATCATCAGCATCTCTTCCATCTCTTGCTTCTTTCGCGCGGCTCTGTCTTTTGCTAGACGCTCCTTGCGAATCTTCTCCCTTGCTGCGTCATCTTGCGAGTTGATGATGCGCTGACGCTCAGCACACAATTCATGGTAAAAATCTAGTTCGCCTTTGATGGCAAACATGTCGCGCAACTCAGTCTCAAACTGCTTTAGTTCCCTGCGCCTGCTGACAATGGTGAACGCTTGTGATAGCGCCGACTCTTGTACTTGCGCTTGTTGTGGATCGTCAGATTTAGGCTGCGACTTTAGCTTCTCAACCTCATTGGCGGCTTTCTCAATCTCGCCCTGAGACTTGAAGAAATCAGAGAGTTCCTTCCCGCAGTCTCTGATCTCGCGGCCCATGTTGATGGCTTCTTTTACGAAGCCAACGCTTGTCTTAGCTAGGGCAAATGCGGCCCCTATGGTTACCGGATCGATCATTCATAAAGCCCCTATGTCTTTGTGACCAAGTGAAGAAGCAGAAGGATGATGGCCCCAGCGCAGGCAATTCCAATAGACTCGATGCGCTTGATGCGGAGAATTGTTTCTTTCCAGCGCTCCGCACAGACAGCCTCATGCGTCATAAAACGCGATTCAATATCCGGTTGCATTTATCAGCCCCATAATTTCATCAATGGATTCTTGCACCTCCCAAGAATTGCCGTTCATTCCAAAAGCCACGGTAACTTTTGTGCCATCTTCTTGCGTGTTTTCAAAAAATGACATCATTGCTTCGGTGTTAAGGATCAAACCCTCACCGATCCGGCCTTTTGTAGCATTGGTCAAACGGATCAGCTTCATGCTTGTTCCTTCCAAGAGGTGGTGACTTCATCCCACGAATATAGCTTGTCATCAGTCGGCATCGGTACAGGCGCATTCCATAGGCAAGTGTCCTCATTCAACACCCAAGACGGGTATGGCTTTGGAGGAATGAAAGCATCCCGCTCTGCGTCGTAGGTATAACCGATGCCCGCATAGTTCTTGCGGTAAGGCGTGCCGCCGAGCGCGTGAACGCCGCCATGCGTGTTGTACGAAGTCTGCTTGTAAACATCGCCAGTGCGGGCCGTCAGTTCCGCTTCCTTGCCATTGTCCTCATCCCTGCCGACAGTGACAAACACCACGATATTGTTTTCATCAAGTTTTGCGAAATGACTCAAGTCATATCTCCTTATGCAAACACTACTTTTTCGCTGGTAGTGGAAGTGGCTGTTACAGAATAAATGTTGAAACCGCCGGATGTAGTTTTGGTTTGTGTTACGCCGGAAGTAAAATTTGCAGAAATTGTTGATGGTATTTTTATAACAATAAAACCACTACCACCTGCTGCGCCCCAAGGATTGCTTGGCATACCACCACCGCCACCACCTGTGTTTGCTGTTCCAGCTACTGCAACAGTTGTTAAATTTACACCACCAGCACCACCGCCTCCTGTCCCGCCAGTTGATCGCGTTCCCGGCGAGCCAGCAACGCCACCGCCACCACCACCGGCATAAGTAACTGACGAACCCGTAATTGATGAAGCAACGCCATTTCCTCCGTTGCCGCCAACACCGCTTAAACCTGCGTCACCCACCGCGCCAGCACCACCGCCGCCGCCGCCATTGTTTTCTGCTGTATTTGATGAACCGCCCGCATAACCTTGATTTGCTGTGCCCGATCCTCCTGATCTTTGAGTGTTGTTATCCCAACCCGCACCACCACCCGAGCCGCCACTAGCTCCGTCACCAACGCCCGAACCATCTCCTGCGCCACCACCGCCGCCTGTTGAAGTAATCGTACTAAAAACAGAATTTGATCCGTTTGTTCCTTTTGCTGAAACGCTGCCGCTTCCTGCTCCACCACCTCCAACAGTAAGAGTGTATTGAATCCCTTTGGATAATGTTAATGATGATTCCGCAGAACTACCGCCGCCGCTAGTTCCGGCAGATGTTCTAAAGCCACCTGCTCCACCACCACCCCAACCACCACCACCTGCACCACCCGCAATTACTAAAAAATCTGCACTAAATGTTCCTGTGGTTAATGTCAATGTTTCGCTGGTTGAACTTGTGGCAGTTATTGAATAAATGTTATAACCAGAACTTGTATTCAAAAGTGAAGTAACTCCACTTGAAAAACTTGCGCCAACAGTATCGGGGATTTTTACTATAACAATGCCCGAACCACCAGCGCCGCCAATTGTTGCGCCACCGTTTGAGCCGCCGCCACCACCACCACCACCTCCGCGATTTGCCGTTCCCGCTGTTCCACTTACAGTTTGAGTTCCACCTGCGCCACCGCCGCCAGAACCACCAGCGCCGCCGGGAACTCCAATACTTCCTCCACCGCCACCGCCACCCGCATAAGTGACGCTTGATCCGGTTATGCTGTTTGCAGTTCCTGCGCCACCTGCACCGCCGGAAGAATTTGAAACACCGGCAGAACCAACAGCATTAGAACCACCGCCACCGCCCGCAGCAGGTTGAGGCCCTGCAGCATCTCCTGCACCACCATTATTTCCTTGCCCACTTGGTGAAGCCGAACCTCCAGTTGCATACGTATTTAATCCACCGCCACCGCCACCGCCTGAGCCGCCATCGCCACCTGCAGGCCCTTCATAAGCACCGCCTCGACCGCCGCCTGTTGATGTGGTTGATGAAAAAACCGAATTGCTGCCAACTGTTGCTGCTGCTCCACCAGCACCGACTGTGACTGCATAAGCTGTGCCAACATTTAAACTTTGTGAAGTTAAATATTTATAACCACCAGCGCCACCGCCGCCTCCATAATTTTGATTATTTGTCCCGCCACCGCCACCGCCACCTGCAATTACTAAGTAATCAGCAGAAACCGTAGCAATGCCACCGCCAGCTAGGAAAAAGTTTTTAGCTGCAAACATTATGGGGTGTATCCCTGTGCGATGCTGCCGTACCAATTCGTTCCGTCAGCGATGAAGGTCAGAATGTCCATTTTTCCGGCTGTTGCGGTAATCGTCGGAGCACCCGCAGTACCCCACTTAACGCCGGTAAACGTCGCAGTACCGTTACCCGTCGAAGCTGCTTGCTTGAGCAACAAGACAAAAGACTTACCAGCGGTTGCCGTGGGCATCGTGAACGTGCAAGCCGTCGAAGCTGTTAGCGTTGCGGTTTGAACCGTTCCATTCGTCAGCGCGATGGTGTTGGTTGATGTAACAGTGCCAATCGCAACAACGCTTTCGGTGTAGTTTTTTACCGTGTTATTAGTGAGTGTTTTATTTGTCAACTCTTGTGTGTCTGTCGTCCCAACAATTGTCCCTGACGGACCTGTCATTGTTGCAGCTGAACCAAGACCAAGGTTGGTCCTGGCTACTGATGCATCAGTAAGGTCGGAGAGATTGTTGGTGGTGGTCAGGAATCCAGTACCAGAGACATAGGCAGCAACCCAGGCGCTGCCGGTATAGACCTTCATGGCTCCGCTGACGCTGTTGAAATACAGAGCGCCAGCAACCAGAGCATTGCCGTCATTGTCTAGCGTTGGATCGCTAGTCTTCGTTCCAAGGTAGCGATCATCAAAGCTGTCATACGCAGACAATGTCGCATCTCTTGCAGACTCAGCAGCAGTCTGTGCATTGACGGCATTGGTGGCCGCTGTGGAAGCCGTAGACGCGCTGGAAGATGCTGCCGTTGCATGGTACTTGGCAGAGTACTCGCCACCAGCAACAGGGCCAGATGTCTTGGTAGCCCAGTCGTTAGCCAGCGTTGCAGATGCAGCAGCATTGGTTTCGCTGACCGCAGCCGCCGCAGCGCTTGCAGCAGCAGCAGCCGCATTGACCACCAGACTCCACTTGGCAACATCTGCGTTTGTGCTGATCGGCTGCGAGCCTGTCGAGGTATGTTCGACAATGCACTGATAGATGTTGCTGTTGCTGGTGTCCTTCACCAGATCGCGCACATAGTAAACCGTCGATGTGGCCCAGTTGCCGCGGTTTGTTCCAATATGCTCATCAGCAATCGGGTTACCGTCAGCGTCGAATGCCAGCAACTTGTAGGCGCGAGTGGCCTTGGCTGGCAGAGTCATGTCAATCGTGGTCGGATCGGTGACAGGAGCCTTGATCGCACGGTCATTAGACTCGGCCACCTGCTGGATCAGGATCACCTCACTGTCCAGTTCCTCGTTGATAGTGTTGGCAAACAGATCACCACCAGTCGAGAAGTCAGTGGTGCGCTCTACTGCCCTGGCCCCGACAATCGTGATGTTGTCAGCGCTGGTGGCTGCGCTTACCAGAGTGACCGAGCCAGTGCCATTGGCATTGATCGTCACCGTGTAGTTGGTGGTCAGTGTCAGCAGCACATCATTCTTGTACACGGCAATGTCCGTGTTCTCGATGATCTCAAAGCTGAACGCATACGGACCAACACCGGCAGAGCCAGTGTAGACAACGCGCCGCGTTACATTGCTGATTGGATAGTTTGCCATGTCAATTCCCTAAAAATTACTTGCCAAAAACTCTGATTATTTCTTGTTTCTTTTTGATAGCTGTCGCAAGGTCTTCAAACTCAAGGCGAATATCAGGCATGCCGACATCTACAGGAAGACCTTCTTTGTCACCGATCATCCTGGCCTTGGCAAGGCTTCGATACCGCTCAACAACTTGAGAGATTATCTTTTGCTTGTCTCCAATGAGAAACGGCTCTCCAGCGGCATCAGAGTCTGCTTCTGCTCGACGGACCTCGATGGGAATCCTTTGCTCAAGGTTCATGCCGTCATCAAGAATTTCCTGGCCGTACAGTTTCTTGAATCGATTGTACTGATCAGCAGAAAGTCGAACGCCATCCCAGACCTTGCTCGGTTCCGCTATGCCAAAGTTCAACTCGGCTAGCAGCGCGTCAGTCTCTGAGAACTTGCCCTCTGTCGCTTGAATGATTGGAGCCCAGTTGACCCAATAATCAAGCCCACGATTCTTGACCTTCACCTCGCGGCCAAGGCTGTCCAGCAGCGGAGGCACATCCTTGGACAAGCCAGGGATGCGAGACATCACCTTCTGCCGCGCTTCGTAGAACGCACGAATGAATGGCGGCTGATCCATCACAGGAGACATGATGTTCGACTTTGTGGGGTCGGTCATGCGCTCAATGTGGCCCATCAAAGTGCTGTTTGACAAGCCAACGCCAGGTGTGCCGGTGTAGACGAAGTTGGCGAACTGGCGCGATATGCCACCCATGATCTCCACCATCTTGTCACCAGTGTCAGTGCTGCGTGACCGAGCGATTGCCAGCAACTCGCCAACGCCCTGCATGAATGGCAGGTTGCCAATGTACTCGCCAACGCCAACCATGCCAGCCATTGCCATGTTGGTGAACTCTTCGCGCTCTGGGTGGCGGTCAAACTTGGCCGCATCAGCCATGTCAGCGCCCATCGTAAGCACCATCGATATTGGATCGAACCTTGCAAACGACACATAGACCTTGTCCGGGCCAACGCCAACCTTAGTGATATTCTGAAGTGCGGCGATGTTTTCCTCGGAGAGTTCCCCGCGGTCAAAGATAAACGAAGACGGTTGCCAACCCAATGCTTCCAGCGCTTTTCTATCCTCTGTCTGTGACGGCCCTGACCCTGTGAGTCTGTTGTCCAAGGAAAGCCACGCCGCTGCGGTGACGGCGCTGCCGCCCATAGCCAAGCGCGCAATGGCCGCATCGCGCTGTTTGCCGCCCTGCTCCCACATGTTATAGAAGCGTGGACTCAGCATGTTCAAAACAGGGATGTAGCTTGAACCTTCAATGAACAGGTTGGTCACCGTCTTTGAGAACGGCACGAACACCTTGGCCGGGGCCAGGTTCAGAATCTGATTTGACCACCAGTATGTCTCGCCCAGCGCGCCTTGCTTGTCAATCTTTTCTTGCAGAGTAACCATGTTCCGCATGCCTTCGATTGACTCTTGAATCTGCGCTGGACGCTCGGTCAGGAACTGAGCAAGCTTTGCATCGATCTCGGTTCTTGCTGCGTCAGGTGTCAAGCCAGCTTTGACAAGCCTATCGTACTCAGTGTTTGCAAAGCGCCATGCCTCTTGATGCAGTTGATACCTTGCGACGATTGCACCAACCAGTTCATCGCCAGCCTTCAGCCCACGGAATGAGATGTCATGCACAAGCCCGAGGCCGTCAATCACCTTGCCAATGAATGAGTCGGTCAGATCAGGGGTGCGCCACACTTCCTTGCCAAACAACCGCAAAGGCGTATCTGACAGGTTTTCTGCTGACAGTGGATTGGCAACGGCCTTGCCTGAGTCTGTGAACTTAGAATCACCGCCGCGCCGCATGGCATCGACAGCAAGTTCCCATCCGTCAAGGAATCCGTTCTTGACCCCAGTCAATCCAGCCAAGACATCAGACAGGTGATAGCGCTCTGCTTCTGCACCAGGCAGAAGCTGCCTTCCAAGACCAAGACCAGACGCAAGCGTCCTCTCTATCGGAGCCATCGCGCCAAACACCGCAGTGCCAACAATGTTGTAGACATGCGTCACAGGATCGTTGAGCAAATTGCTCTGGTAAACATGAAACCAGACATCGCGCATTTTTGCGCCAAGGCCAGCCTCAAGCAGCCTGTTTTTGCCAGCGCGTGTCGGAGACTCAAGGTAGTCAACGGCCAACTGGTACAGAACGGCATCGGATTGCTGCGCGCCAAGTTCATCAAGCGCTTTCCTGGTAGCAGTTGCATCAAGCCCAGGTCCAGCGTCTTGAACGCGCTTGAACACATTCAGTGACCGAGCAACATCTGTCTGCATGCCTTTCAGCTGCTTGACCAAGATGTCATGCTGGGCAAGGCGCATCCGCAAGTCCAACTTTCCTACATCGCTCAGAGTGCCAGTTGCCATCTTCTCCATCAGATCATCAAGCACCTTCGCGCTTTCATCATGCGCGAATACGGCTCCAGCAATCTGCTTTGCAAGCTGGCTGCTGCCAACGGTGACATCTAGGCTTTCACCGGCCAGCGTCCTCTTGAGGAATGACTCAGGTACGCCAGCGTTGATCGCCTGCATGTAGATGCTACGCAGCGACATTGTCGGCTCTTGCTGCGCTGCCCTGGTTCCGGCTGCGTTAATGGTCGCGGCGAGTCCGTCATTGTCAGTCCACATGCTGGAGATCGGAACCTCTGGCGGTCTTGCCTGCGGCTCTCCTTCAGCGATCCTGGTGTCAATGTCCAGCATCCGCTCACGCTCTTGCACAACCGCGTTGACATCGGTGATGTCTACAGGCCGGGTCGGCTGAACAGTCACAGTCTTGGCCTGCGTGGCCGTAGGAGCAGCTGCTGCGGCTGGCGCTGCCGCAGGCGGGGCAATCGGATCAGGGCGGATAATGACAGGCTCTTTCGCAGCCCGAGCGCCCTTTTTTGTCAGCGGGGCAAGAACTTTACCGATAGAGCCAACACCAGCAACCTGGATCGGCTCTTCTTGCGTGTCATCTTGCGGTGCAGCAAGATTCTCCATGTCCGGCGTATTCGGCATAGTGGTTGGAATCTTGTCCACATCCGCGCTGACAGTCATGCTGTCAAGGCGCTGTTCAATCGGTTGAATTGCCATCGTTATTGTCCAGAAGTGAGGGCGCGCTTTGCTGATCGCGCAGCAGATTTCGCCACTTTACCCGCTGCCGGTGACAGCGCTAAATTCAAGGGGTCAAGCGCCACATTGGCCGCGGTAGCCGCCAGCGGAGAGCCGGTCATTTCCAGAACCTTGTCACCAACCCATTCTGCCGGGATGCCGAGCAGCTGCAATGACTGTGCAAGCGCTTCAGCCTGCCTCTGGCCCTCTGGAGTCCTGGGGATATAGGTGAACGCCTGCATCAGGTCTTCAATTGCTGCTACGGCTTTATTTGGGTCTTGCGTGGCAATCAGCTTGGCAATGCCGCCCAGGCCAGCAGGCAATGCGCCAGCAAGTGCGCTGCCAACGGTCATGGCTGCTTCAGCCGCGGCTTCCCCAGTTTTGGGTCGATCAGCCTGTTTTCCGAACATGGGAGACACGCCATAGCCAGCCGCGCCAGCATCGGTCATGGTTTGCGCCGGAGCCTCGGCCAGCAACACAGGCTCTTGCTGAACAGCCGGATACTCGCGCTCCAGCATGCGGTTGATGTAGAGTTCGTTGAAGTCCATTATTCAGCATCCCGCTGTTTTCGCAGTTTTTCAATGGTTTCAAAAGTTGTTTCAATCGCTATAACTTCCTCGTCCTTTAATTTCAGTGCATCTTTTCTTGCCCTGATGTCAGCAGGATTTGTTTCTTCAGAAAATGTAATGTTTTTTTTGCTATAACTTCTGTTAAGACCATCAAGCAACGCATTGATCTGCGTTGTTTTTGCGGAAGTTGTTCTTTCCTTAATGACTTGTGCGGCAATAGATTTCCGAGAAGGCAAAGGGTTCTTGATCGGGTCTTCTCTGTTTTTGTCTAGTGCTTCGTTCCAAAGTCTTTCAACTTTTCTCGTCATTGCCGAATATGCCTCGGCAGACTTTTGAGAAATGTTTAATTGACCAGGGACGATCTTTGCCTCATTACGCAGTGTGCGATCAACATCACGCATATCTTCATTGGATGATGCTTTAAAGAATGGGATGATGCTGCTTGACACAGATTTCATACCAACGCCAAGTTCTCTTGCTCTAGCAATCATAGCCTCTGGCGTTTGAACCTTTCCTAACAAGATTTCTGTTTTAAGAACAACTTCTCCTTTGTAATTTGTAACCTCTGCATTCAAAACCTCAGAGCGCTCTTTCGGCAACTCAAAAACAGTCTTGGGAGAAATCACCTTTGGACTGCGGATTGAGATTTGATTCAGTATCCGCAAAGATTCAGCAGAGCCTGTCTTGAAATAGTCAGACATCGCTGTTGCAGCGGCCAGCGAGTCTTGATCTTCAAGTTCTTTCTTTGCCTTTTCATTGACATCCCAACGCTGACCAGCAACAGTACGAAGGTTGCTCCGCACTTTTGCCTGATCCTCAAAGTTGAGCGTGGACCATAGCGATGTCATTTTCCCAGCGTCATTCTTGTCAAGCTTTGACACAGCGGTCAGCGGATCAGCGGAGAAGTCAGTGCTGGTGACATACTTTGACACGGCATCGACGCGAAGCTTAGCAACGCCTTCTTCAAACTTCGCCATTGTCGAGTTGATGAACGCTGCATCAGCTGTCGGAAGCAAAGACTTGAGCAGCGTGTCTCTGTATACGGAAATCTGATCTTTTTGCTTATTGATGTCTGGCTCTGTATCGTACAGCCTAGAGACAAAATCAAGCGTTGTAGGAACAGAATCGGCAAGCCTTGAGCGAAGCGCTGCATTCTGTACGCTCAACACTTTGTCATATGCGCTTTTGAGAACCGTGTTTCCAGCAGCAGCCATTGACGCACGGAAGCGAACTGACTCCTCTGGATCGATCCCAGCAAGCAGCTTTGCAAAGCCGTCAATCGGTCCGTTGATCTGCGTCCTGATCTCTTGAATGTCCAACAGTCTGCCAGCATCAACTTCTGCCGCAGTCCTTGCCATTTTGCTTCTGGCATCATTTTCAAGCTCAAGCCGCAGCTGCGCTGATTGCGCTTGCAATGCAGCTTCACCGAAGATCGTGCCGCGCTTTGCAAACAACTCTGCTGGCTTTTTGCCAGTGCCAAGCGCAACTTCGATCTGATCTTTTGTGACAGGGTTCTCAGCGCCGTATTGCAGACCTTGGCGCTTTGCTTCCTCGCCAGCTTCCTTGAATGCGAATTGTGAGATACGGTCAAGACTGGACTGAAGACCTTGCGTTTCACGGATGCGCTCTTGCAGGGCAATAGGCTCTACATTCGGCAACCCAGGCAAGGATGCCAATCCAAGACCAACCGGCGTGTAGCGTTGAAGTTCAGCCATGATTTGCTTTACATTAAATTAGGTTGAACAAATCTATCTTCTACATCCGCAGGCTTCTGTCCACCAAGCTTGGCATAGCTAAAAGCAGCCATGCCAAGCTTCCCAGCAGCGCTCATCCAGCCAGACTCAACAGCCGTATCTGCCGCTTGCGCGTACTGATCTGCTTTCAACTCGCCAAGCTTTGCGGCCACAAGCCCCATGCGCCTGGTAGCGCCAGCGCCTTCAGTGGCGTAACCATACTCACGGCCACCGGCCTTCTCGCTCATGGTGGCAACCAGCGCAGCAGAACCCTCAAACGGCATCACACCGCCAGCGGCGGCTCTCGCGGATGCGGCGGCATTCGCCATGTTGATCCGGCGCAGAATGGCAGTGCCTTGCTGTTCGTACTGGATTGCCCTGCGCTCAGTCTCCAAGCGCTGCGCCTCGGTCTGAATACGAGTCATTGCAGCTTGTTGTTGATACGCGGCCTGACGCTGATACCCTTCGCGTACAGAACCTACGGCACTGGCAATGGATGCAACTATGGCAACTGTTTCCATTATGTCCCTTGGTGCGTTGCTATTTTGTACTCAAGCCCAAGCAGCGTCATCTTGAGCGGGAGGTCTTGTTCAATCGTGATCTTGCTTTCTTGCGAGTAACCACGGATTCCGTTCAGCGTCTTGGTCCCTGTGTACTCAGGCACTGCGCTGTCAAGAATGTTGATCGTGTCGAAGGTGCGGAACGGTATCTCAATGTCGTTGATCTTCATGTGCTGCGTTTCATAGACCAGCGCATTCACCTCAACGATCCGCTTCTTGAATCCAATTCGCGTTCCAGTTTG